GAACGGTCTGCCCTGGAACCCTCCCATGTCAGGCCCTGGCGCTGGGCCTATTGGCGCCGAGTAGTTCCGGTTCCTATTGAAAGACATGCCGAGGCCTGGGCCTTGTGTCGGTCCTATCGGTTGGCTGTAGTTGGTCTGTTGGTCGAACGGTCTGCCCTGGAACCCTCCCATGGAAGAAGATGGAGCAGGGCCTATTGGCGCCGAATAGTTCCTGTTCCTGTTGAAAGACATCCCGAGACCCGGGCCTTGGGTGGGACCGATCGGTTGGCTGTAGTTGGTCTGCTGGTCGAACGGTCTGTCCTGGAACCCTCCCATGGAAGAAGATGGCAATGGGCCTATTGGCGCCGAATAGTTCCTGTTCCTATTGAAAGACATACCGAGGCCTGGGCCTTGCGTCGGTCCTATCGGCTGACTGTAATTTATTCTGTTATCATATGGTTTATTTTTGAATCCTCCCATGGATGAAGACGGTAAGGGTCCTATTGGCGCCGAATAATTCAAATTTCCAACCTGATAGTTCAGATTTCCAACCTGAGATTTTACTTTACTTGGTGTAGACAAAGTAGTTGTTGTAGTTGGGGAAGTTGGCGTATCGACATACGTCTTCGGAGTTCCGGTTAACCCGTCCACAGTTGGAATATCTGCGACAAATGATGGTGATTTTCCTACCTTTGCCAGATTGTCAACAAGTTTGTTTCTTTGTTTCTTTATTGCCTTTACTTCTTCCGCGAGTGCTGCAGACTTATATTGTTCCTTGATTTCACTCCTGGCCAAAGCACGTGCTTCTGCCTCGGGAGATCTTCTCCGACGAGTATCTGGGATGTATACTTCTACATGCTGACCGCCGTCCTGTTTTATGTTGACCATCTTCGTATAGCCTTCTTTTGGATTCGGTGAGTATGACATTCCACTTCTTATTATTATCTTACATTTTATTTATAAACTAATCTAAGCTTCAAGTTTAGGTTTCTTTGTAAAGAAAGAAGTAATCTCGTGTTGTTTGTTTGCCACGTTTTTCTTGACCCGTTTGACGATCTTGAGATCTGATTTGAATATGTTCTTGAGTTGGTCGATCTTCGGTTTGTTCACCTCGTCGCCAAAGATCTCTTTCTCAGGGTCATCCACGAGAGGATCGAATAGACTGACGATGGGCTTGAGCAGCTGGTGCTCGATGTAAAACAACCGATCTACGATAAGTCCGTTATCGCGAGCAAAAACGGGGTCCTCGGCCTTGAAAGATTGTTTGATGTCGGGATTCGCACGATCCTCAATGTAGACAAAAGGAACCCGGGAACCACTTGGAACTGGAAATCCAGTCCGTTCGAAGATTTTGTCGGCGACGTGAAGATGCGGTTGGCACGTATTCTTGTAATCGTTTTTGAGAGTCTTGGACATTACGAATTTCTCCATGGGATACTCGTTGTCGAGGACTTTCCTGATCTTTTCCCGAGTCTCCTGGATGGCCGTCGGCGTGTTCTTTGCGTGCAAAATCGTATCAAGACTCTCCTTTAGAATTTCTCGAGTGATGGGAGAAAAATCTCTCCGCACTAGAGCCAGACCCTTGACATCAATCTTACCTTTCTCTCCTAGCTCCTCAAACTTCACTGCAGCATACCTCTTCTTTGAATACAAAACGTACGGATGGTACACCTTTTCGAATTCCAAATCTGCAAAACAATTTAATAGGGATAGACACAATTGGGTTAGTAATGGGTCGTAAAAGAACTAAAGACACGATCAGTATTTATATGATAACATGCGTTGTAAATGGAAAACAGTATATAGGACAAACTAAAGACTACTATAATTCAAGATGGTCTAGTCATAAATACGCGGCTAAAAAAGATGCCAAAGGTTGCGTGTTGTTTTGGAGAGCTATACGGAAACATGGGGACGATAATTTCATCCCACAACTTCTCGTTGAATGTGAAAAACACGAGTCAGATGAATATGAGGAAATGTTCATAGAATTATATGATACGACAAATCCTACGAAAGGATATAATATCCGAAGTGGTGGAAATACTAGAGGTCAAAGCGAATGTACTAGACAACTTCTATCGGCGTTACGTTGTGAAAGAAATGGAAAAACATTACCATGGGGTATATCAGATATAAAAACACACGGAGTAATGAAAGGATATCAAGTTCGTTTGAAAGACTTAAAAACAGGAGTTTTCAGAGATCCTAAATACACCCTAGAACAGCTACTAGAAGCCGCTATGTATTATAAAGAAAACAACGCTGACCCAGAATGGTATGTTAGACGTTATAAAACTCACCGTTAGGGGCCCTGAAATCTTTGGTGATCTCCCCAGCCAGCCACTTGGCCATCTTGAAGTGCGCCTCCATGTCCACAGTTCCGTCCTCTTTATCGGGGATGTTCATCTTGACCATGACGGAATCTGTATCTCCGTAAACAACCACGGAGCCTGGAATAAGTTCTAGGGCTCTTTTCGCGGTGTGCTCGATCATGTTCCTTCCAGTTGCAGTGACGGACGCTGCGATGGGAACAATTGGGATGAACCCCTTGCTTGCTCCCAGAAAACCGTACACCGAGTTCATCACCACTTTGTATGCCTTTTGTTGAGCATCGTAAAGGTTCTCCTTGAACTCGTCGCCCGCCTTCTTCGCCCCCGCCATAAGCTTCTTCGAATTTTTCCTGAACTTCGCCAGGTCGTCCAAAAGCGCCGGCACCACCCCCTGGCAGCTACCGTCTTCCTTGCGCTGAGCATACCTGAAAGTCCCCAACCCCGTCTTGATCTCGTAATATTCAACCCCCGGGATGTTGTCGAATTTGTCGTCCATCACCAGAGTTTCTGGGCTCATGTTGTGTGCCCGGATAATGCTCGGATACAGACTCGCAAAATCCAGTGCTGCGATGGGAGTGAAATAAGCGCCCTTCTTCGGTTCCAAAACAGTAGCACCCTCATACTTACCTTCAGTCGTCCACGCCTTGTCGTCTGGAATAGAGTACCCCATCTCGCGGGACTTGCCGAACAGGCATGAAAAACACCTGATCTGCTGACCTCGGAAATTGATGTAATCTACTGGGACCTTTACTGCATTAGACATCTCCGTCAGGTCCTCGAAGATCGCAAGTTTCTTGAGGAGGTTCAGAGGAAGAGTGGTATCCTTTGCCGCATACGATGCGATCACCGCTCGATCATCCGCGTTTCCCTCGAAGCGTTCGAAGATTTGCATCGCTGGAAGATCGTTCTTCTGGTCCCCGAGGTACTCCTTGGACACGTTGTTTAGGGAATAACTCTCCATGTTTCTGTTCTTCCTGAACCACTGGAGAAGATCGATCTGCATGACTCCCGGGACGTCGAGAAGGAAGAAGGAGTTTTGACCGAATGCGTTAGAACTCAGGTCTCGCTCTACCACAACGCCTCCTCCTTCTTCCAACCTTCCGAGTTTCTGGAGTTCCACAGTGTCTTCGCCAGTCAGGTCGTCAACGAGCATCTGTGAACGTCCGTGGATGTACTTCCAATCGTACTGCCACACGTTGTATCCGATCAAAATATCCACCTTCTCGTCGTGCATGACATCCAGCCAGTTGTTGATGACATCGTGCTCGTCCGGACAAGATATAATCTCCACACCATTCACGGGAGCGGTGTCGTGAAGACATACCACAGTGGTCTTGTACGGTTGAGACTCGCCATACTTCTGGAAAGAGGTTGCGATCTGGGTAACATAATCCCCCCGATTCGTCGCCAGTGGGAACCTCCTCTCCTTTGAGTATGTCTCAATATCCCAAGATGCTATGATGAGAGGAGGAACCGCGTCGGTCTTGAACGGTTTGATATTCCTGAAGTTCGTGTCGACTTCGATGTCGGACCTAGAAATTTTCTCGCGCACAGTGTGGGCATTCGAAACTTGCATCCATCCAGCCGGATCTAGATTCTGAATGTGGAACATGCGAATAAGAGGATCGACTGAGGATTCATAGAGCTGATATGTACGCTTCAGCTGGAATTTTGCTCTCCTCATCTTCTCAGAGGTCTTGAACACAAACTGAACAAGATTCCTCATCTTTCCATTGTCAAACCCCCACATATTCTTCTTACGTGTGATTAAACACATATCTCGGATCGCCTCATACTTCATCGCGGTTTCAGTTATAAAAAGATTCGTCCGAGACTGCGACCATGACTCAGGCACCTCTAGTAAAAAAACGGGGGTGAACCTAGCCCTGACGAGGATGGTCTTGCCATCCGCACACTTCCCGAAGATGTTGATACGGTGATATTCGTCAGCACTCTTGGTTGCAGGCACATCCTCCGACCGAAAATCGGTAGGGAAGAACTGAAATGTTTGCATATTTAATTATACATTACACGTGAAATTCGGCATTAAGTTATCCGAAGTGTCAATATGATGATCATACTTCATATTGACACCTTGATACTATGAAAAATATATTTTATACATCATATACAAAATGGCGTGCTCCGTTTCGTGTATGATTGCCGCGGTATTTGTTATCGGCATGATTTATTTTTACAATATGACCGGCAAGAGTGAAATTGTAAAAAATTACAAGAAGACCCTTCCAGCAGACTTACAAAAACGATACGAAATGATTACCGCAGAGAGAAAAAAGCTGAGTTATCAGGGATATGCCCTCGGTGTAGCTCTTTCAATTTGTCTGATTATTTACAACACGCAGCTTCGATCTGAGAGGATGAGCGCATCCGGTATGGTTTGTCTCGTAATCGCGACTGCTTTCTTGACGAATTACTTTTACTATATTCTCTCGCCCAAGCAAGATTGGATGCTGAACCATATAGATGATCAAGAACAAGCAAAAAATTGGCTAAAAATGTACAAATCCATGTCGTTTAACTATCACTCTGGTCTGGCACTGGGAATTGTCGCAGTGGGCGTGTTGGCGTTTGCTTTCAGGGAATAATCACATGTGTTTAGAAAGCATCGATCGCACCTCGCCCATAGTTCCAAAATAAAATCTGAATTTCCATCCGTAGTTTCCACCTGGGATGGGTGTAGAGAAATTTTTGTTCGTACCAAATCGTTGGACAATATTTATTTTCCTCCAAGTCTTGCTTTCGCCCTCAAATCTGTAACGCGGTATATCGAGAGCTGGTCCGTTTTCGTCCGTTTTAGGCCAGTCAAGAAGTACGACCCCCCAAGCATGTTTTCCATCCGTTGTTGCGTTGATAATTCCATATGTCTGCGTTTTCCCCGATTTCACCCAAAAAATTTCATTATTTTTAGGTGTCTTCCAGCCATCATTTTGAAGTACGCTCCGTTGTTCGCTAGACGCGGTCGGTACCCAACATGCCAATACCTCAATTTGTGAAAAGTAGTGCCCTCCGGGAATGTTCAAGTTCACCGTGTATTCCAACGTCGTATCGTTGATGAATTCTATACGTTTGCTGAGTTCTACCTCGGACAATATAGTCTTGTTCACTGCTGGCAACGTTCGTTTTCCCGTGCGCTTGTCGATTAATAGATACCCAGGTGGCCTGAAGTATGCAGGGGTGCTGCGAGTGTATACCGTTGTGTCATTGCCACGAAGCTCAAGTATCTTGCTACTACTGCGACCAGTGAAGCTGTCCGTTGACGTACCTCCTTCTGTCGGATTGTATTGTTCATTTGTCATTCCAAGTTGCGGACGAATATCAAAAGACATCGCCGTCTGCATTGACGCGCCGACTATGGCTACGGGAAGCACAAAATCAACACCGTCGTACGACAATTTGTAAACGGCACCACCGAGATGCGTAGACAACTCGACGGTCACTTTTTTTCCTGAAAGTGTATACACTCCGAATACACACTTGGGCATCGTTTTACAATCGAGGTTCGACTTGGTAGTCACGAAAGTGGACAAGGGGAGTTCTTTCAAATCATTATAGAGCGCCACAGGACCTCTCTGAGACTTACTTATGTCTGGTTTGGGTGTAGGCGTTGGCGGTTTGGGTGTAGGCGTTGGCGGTTTGGGAGCAGGTGTGTTAGAACCAGCGCATGTTTTTGTGGTCGAATTCCATGCCAAACTATCAGGGCAGTTTGTTTTCACGATCCCGCTATAGAAAAATGAACCTCCGTCCTTTCCCCACAGATCATCCTCGGCAGGTCGTATTGGCGCGATGTTATCATTTGGAAGAGTTGGAAATAATTTGTATTCGTCCACGATCGTTCCAGTTGGGAATGACATCTCTGTAGTATAAAAATATTTTAAATATTTTGATTTGTGTATACTAAGATGACATATGATGTAGCAATAATCGGCGGCGGCATTGCGGGACTTTATGCCAATTATTTACTAACGAAAAAGAAACAAAACTGCATTGTTCTAGAAAAGAATTCGACCGTGTCTGGGAGGGTGAGAGAGCACGATTTTCACGGGACAAAGCTGAAATGCGGAGCGGGAATTATCGTGCCCGAGAATAAATCACTCGTGAAACTTCTCAAGAAACTCGGTATGAAAGTAGAGTTCTCTCCAGCCGGTATAAAAGATCTCATCACTCCTGCTTTCGACATGGACGTCGCTGTCAAGAAGGTCAAGAAAGTATATAAAAAAATGACGAAGAAAGATCTTCTCGCTCTTACTGCTAGAGAAATATTGTACAAGTACTTTGAAAAGGAGTTTGCTGACAACTTCATACTTCACTCCGAGTTCGAAGATTATTTAGAGGGCAGTTTTGAATATCTCATGAAATATTATCCCATAAATGACCTAGATAACCAACCTTTCGAATCTATGGGAGGAAAATGGACAGAGCTTGTTGACAAATTGACTCTTCCAAATATCAAGACTGACTACAACGCGAACACGGTCGAGAAGAAAGGCAATATGTTTTTGATCAATGGTGATATACAAGCAAAGCAGGTGATATTTGCAGTTACGATAACCGCATTAGAAAATATAAAATGCATCGGCTTCAAGTTGCCCAAAGTATCCGAGTATGTCGGATCTACCCCTTTTTCACGAGTGTATGTGTATTACAAAGATGATTACACCATGGCGGATGGTTACGTAAAAACGGGAGGAATGGTAGACAAGATTATCAAGATCAATAAGAATATTGTCATGGCGTCATATGCCGACGGTCCTAAGGCAGTTTTTTGGGGTGGAGTAAAGAAATTACCATTGAACGAACAGAAGAAAATAGTGAAGGATAAACTCGGGGACGTTGGTTTCGACTTCGGAACTCCCGACGATATTTTTATTGCCTTCTGGACAGACGGGGACCACGTGATTCGCCCATATGGCAAATTTCGGACGATTGATAATCTTCTGGATAAACTCTCTAAACCTTTGAAGAATGTTTACATCGTAGGAGAGATGCTGAGTAAGAGGCCAGGATATGTTGATGGGGCACTTATGAGCGTGGAACGTCTCAAGCTTTAATTTGTTGATATGATAAACCCCCTTCGTATCGACAAACCGGCAATTGATGCATGCATATATTTATCATAGAAAAATAAATTACGATAGTATATGTCGAGTACCAAACAGGATTTCAATACCAATTTCGATGAGGCTTCAAAAATGTATGCCGACTTGAGAAACAGCGGAAAATCACATGCCGATGCTATCAAAATAATGCAAACAAAGTATACTGGTCTTGGCCCTGGGAACCAGGATAGATTAGAAAAAGGTTACAAGCCCCCTACGCCCCCGGCACCGAAGCCCCCTACACCCCCCGCACCCAACCCACCAAGTGGCGACGTGATAAGCACTCTGAACCTGAATCTGCTCACGAAGGGGGGAGGTTCTTGGAACGTCAAAAAGTACAATCTCAAGAAGAGCATCGTCACGACGGTCAAGGGAGATACGGTTATCAAATGTCAATATGACAAGAACTCCGGCACGAGCAACGACCCTGGCGTCGGCGGTTTTAGTTTTGAGGCGATACCGGACGGTATGAACAAAGACGCGATCACATTTTCGTGGGAAGTGTATTATCCTAAGGGATTTCAGTTTGCCAAGGGAGGCAAATTCGGAGGCACCACCGTGGGATATGGAGACTGCAGCGGTTACAAACATTCTACCACAGGGGCTTCTAATAGAATTATGTGGCAGATCGATGGAGGCATCATTGACTACATCTATCCCGCCGACGGACTGAAACAAAAAATACCAGGTCTTGTCGCGGAAGGCCATGGGTGTGGATTTTTCGGCGACGATTTCAAGAAGGCGCTGAAATATGATACGTGGAACAAGCTTTCTGTTGGGACCAAGATGAATACATTCAAGAACGGCGTCCCACAACTCGATGGCGAAACTTACGTAATCGTAAACGGGAAGAAAGAATTACTGAAAGGTATTAATTGGTCAAAGAGCTCTGACCTGAAAATAAGTAAATTTGACATGGGAACATTCTTCGGCGGGCCACTGCCATCTCCTGTTGATCAACACTGCTACTTCAGAAATTTCCAGATGTGCAAGTATTGAATTGTTTGACCATGGGGTTTTCACAATGTCCATATTGACGTTGTGAATAACTTAATGAAAATATTGTGCACTTAATGTATATAACAATAATGGAGTTCATCTCAAACGTAGAAAGGTTCGTTGAGCTGCACAAGAACATCGCCGAGGCGTCAAAAGCGATGAAGGACTCTAAGAAGGAAAAAACAATTCTGGGGAAGCAAATTCTGGAATACATGATTGCGCACCACATGAGTTCCCACGAAATTGATGGGTTCACCGTGGTCAACAAGGAAACCGAGGTGAAGGGCAAGCTATCTCTGGAGATGATCGAGGCAATGCTCGAGAATCTTATCGGAGATACTGTCACGCAGGATTATGTGGACAAGATTCTGTCCGCCCTGATGAATCAGGAGACCGGTGATGTCAAGAATAGTCTACAGATCAAGAAGATCAAGGAGCCGAAGGAGAAGAAATCTAAGAAGTCCACTGGAGATGGCGACGAGGAGTAATATTTGAAAATTTAAAATATACATGTAATAATAAATGACTACGATTATAAGTTACGAAACAGACTTGCTGCCACCGCCGCAGCTAGAGTTCCCGACGTTGGATCAGGCTCTCGCCCCTAATGTTCCTCCTGGAACGCCCGCCGGAAACGATCCATATATTGATTGGCCGTATCTACCGGTCCCCAAAGGATTTACGAATATTGGCAGTCTCGAATTGAACAACCTTGCAACTCCGGAAAATGTAAAGAAATTACAGGATCAAGTGAACGAATTGGCGGAAAAAAGGTACAAGGAGTCAACATGGCGTGGGCTAACACTTCGCATGGCCGTTTCTGATATGGCTGAGGCACTGACGGGAATTCCAGCTGATATTTATAAAAACAACGGCAATGTCAGTGTGAAAGAAATTTTCACGAAGAACAACCGTTTGAGGGGTCTTGGTCTTTTATTTGTACTTATATCTGTTGTGTCTATTCTGTTGGTCACTCTGGGGTAATTGTTGAATTTTGTTTACAAATTGTATTGACAATATGAATATTTCAGTTGTCAATTCTTGAGAACGATATCCCGTCCAATGAAACCATCCCAGTCGATGGGGTCCTCGTTTTCAGACTCCTCGTCATCATCAGAGTCATATTCCTCTTCATCACTGTCCTCGATTTGCTCGTTGTTCTCATCATCGTCATTCTGCCGAGAAGCTTTCTGAACTTCTCTCCAGTCGACGGGGTCCTCGTTTTCAGACTCCTCGTCATCCTCATCCTCATCCTCATCCTCA